ATTATTTTGAAGGTCCTGTGGTGACCTCTTCGAAGATTGGATAAAACCAGAAGCTCCTAATCTTCGGAAATGCATAAGCAGCATATCAATGATCTGTATCACTAAATTAACTTGTCTAACATCTACCTATCCTAACAACAAAAGATAAAAATTAAACTTTCGTTAGTCGATATAGTTGACTGTCGGTTTGCCGCTGACATTTAAAGACGAACAGAGTCCCCGATCTATTTCATTATGACATACCTAACACATTATGAACCAATTCATATTGTTTACCATGTAAATGTAATTCATTCCTTACTGTCCCCAACAGTTCCTGTACTGCTATCTCTGAATTTATATCATGTACTTTAGTCACATAATCTACCATTTCATGTTCATACACAGCATATAGATCGTTCACATTATCAAGACCTTTACAGAAATCTTTATACATGTGATAATTTATTTGATATTTGGCATCAAGAAAATCAACAAAAATATGATCAAATTTCAAATTTCTAAGATCCGCAGGTTTTTTATGTTTATCCAGATCTTTATCACTAATCTTAACAGTTTTTGAAACTCGTTTAAATAATCTAGAAATGCTGTTAAACAGCAAAATATCGTGATTCCATAAACCTAAATTTATTGCTTCACACATCAACATCTCTTTATTCAATTTATCACGCTTAACAGGATTAGTGAATTTATTATTATAAGTCCAACCTAACAATTGTAACAATCTTTCCGGCTTTCTAATCATACATATTTCCCCTCTTTCATTTTCCAATAGATAACAAGATAAATATTCTACTCCTGTTACCTCTGATGATATATCAAACTGTTTGGCTATTTGCCCTAACCCATACTCTCCCACATATAAAGGGTCGGGTGTATATACTATTTCATAAGCTTTATTAATGAATCTATTTTGATATTCTTCCTCCATAAACAATATGGTATCATCTCCAGCTGCCTCTATGAAATAATCTACTCCTTCTACCATATCTAATTGACTTGCTATCAACCTCATATACATTAATGATCTAGTTGTATTGTCCAAACTAGTATTCATACCTCCAGTTATCTGAGTTCCTTCCATTGTGTACCTTATAACTTTATCAAATTTGCTTTTATTCTTTGATACTGCCATAACTTCATGAACAAAATCAGTTAGAACATTGATAATATCATCTTCTGTAAAATATTGTAACATAATATGCTGATATTTATTATAAAAATGTTCAAATTTCTTTTTATCCACTCTTTTTATTATATCTATGTGTTGTGTACTATCAAATTTAGACCCATCACAACATAAAATAACTGGTTTAGATAAGCGGTTTTTCCATTTCTGAAATTTAACACATCTATCTTCATGTGTTAAACCTGATCCAAACCCTTCATCTTTCTTCTGAATTGAATATATTTTTTGAACCATATAACCCATTATTAATTTAGTAAGAGGATTTTGTGCTGTAACATTCCTACTTTTTTGTATATAAGAATACTTATTTACAGTCCCACTAACCATTTTCTCCCCAAAATTTCTATTTATAAAAATCTTCTCATCTACTTTGACATGCATTTTCTTTTTCCTATGTTTAATGTCTGGTAAATCTTGATAACTAGCCCATGCTTCTTCATACTCTGTTTTTTGTAATCCACTATAACTATTTAACCAACTTTCCAAAGAAATAAAATTACCATCATCCCATTCATCTAATTGATACAAATACTGATCAACAACTACATCTAACATATCTAAAGACTTAACACTTGGGCTAACCGTGCAAGACATTTGATTCCCTATTGCCTCCCATATAGTTTTCTCACACTGATGCAATTTAGTAGGGAAATTGTTAGTGTTCACTCCTTTAAAAATAGGTCCTTTCTGCAATAAATAATCGTTATTATATACATAGTCACATTCAGGTCTATAAGTTTCCAAATCAACTTTATTAGTCTTCTCAAATTTTACCCTCATTTTATTAAATTCAAGAAAAACTATAATACTATCCATAAAAGTAGCAATATCATTGGGAGAACAATTTGCTGCTATAGTCAAAGGATGTGAATTTACCACAAACATTACATCTGCTAATGCTATAATTAAAACATACATTCTCCATCTACCAGAAAATAAAAATAAATAAACATAAAGAATTGCAATAGATAAATTTTTATAATTTTTATTACCTATAAGCAAAATCAATAAACTCATAGTGCACAATATTAAATAGCTAAATCCTATTGAAATAGTTAAAAAATTTAAATTAGAATTAGGGAGAATAAATAAAATTATAACTATTAAAGACAATAATAACACTCCTACAGGAATAGCTTTATTGATATTAGCAGTCAAAAATTCTAAAACTTCCATATGAAGGAGATAAACTGATAAAAAAGTGAAACTTAACAAAGTTTTAATTATGATCAAAGCTAATATAGATATTATTAACCAGTTTTGTATAAAATTTTTAAATTTACTATAAGCCGAAATTATTTTCCAACAATAGTTCAAACCACACATCTCCAAAAAGAAAACTTTGACCATCTTATTAAATCCTAAATTGGTATATTTTAAATAATTTAACAATTTACCTGACCAATTTGAAGTGTGCTTATCCACTATTTTTACTACATGATCAATCACCATAGTATTAATATCTTTATAATAATAATAACTTTCCCAATTATTCACTTCAGTTTCTGAAAACAATTTGTAAAATATATATAGGAAAAAATTTAAAAACTTATGAGTTGAAGTTGTATGATAGGATGGAGTAATATCATCCAACATGAAAGCATCTATCAATGTTTTTGAATTTGATATATCAGATACTACAGTTTGTATTGAAGAAATGGTTTCACCTAACTTTTCTATAGTATTACTCACATTAGATTCCGTAGCCAATCTAGTTATAGAATCATCATTAGTACATATCTTTAAAATAGGATTTTTCTCTACTGATGTTGCTATCGATAACTTAATACGAGAAAATATTTCACTTAAAATTATAGCTATATCAGCGGCTAGTAGAGGATCAGCCACTGTACCTTTTCTAACCAAGGCTTTTGATTGATTAAAAATTTTTGACGAAGACGTTAACCATGCTTCTCCTTCATACATTTTAGACACTACATCTATCGGTAAAACTATCCTAGCTTGATCTTTATATAAAGTCAAATCTTCTCTAATAAAACTCTGTTTCTTGTTTATCCTCCAAGCATATAATGTGTGATTATCAAAAATAAAAGTTGTACGAGAATTAGTATTTGCGGCATCTTCTATTTGATACACTTTGGGACTTGCAAAATCCAACATTTCTGAGAAAACAGTATCTGAAATTCTCTCTCTATTCGACTTGTTTAAAATTATAGTTCTGACATTTGGGATATCAACAGAATTGTTCTTTTCTTCTTCTGAAACTATAGAATTAAAAGTATATTCAGGCACATTTTTATAAGGTATTAACTCAAAAGCTATATACTTATGGTTCGTCATATCACATTCAGTTATCACATTCATCACCAAACTCAAATCTTCAGATATTTTTATGTAATGTATTTCCTTATAATTTTCTAAAGTCAAAAATCTCTCTCCTATTTTTGGATGTTTATGTTTATAAGTAAATGAATTTCCACTAACAGCAAACAAAACATTTTCACTATCTGTCTTAAATCTTGCTGTATTATACATAGTATTTCTCCATTTATTATTACTATTTGGAAATATGTGACATGAACCATAAAATCTATATAGTTGCTTATTTTTAGCCAATCCTATTGCATAATCTATAACTCCAGGATAATAACAAGTATCATTAGATACAACAGTCACCATCTTAGCATTTCTTACACTATTACAATACTTGCATTGAACTCCTCCCAAATTAATATCTGCACCACAAAAGCAATAAGTCACTTTAGACTTGTATCTTTTATGTTCTATAGCATATTTCTCAGCTCTCAATGGATCTTCAGAGTCCTCATCCATAATTTTGTTCAAAGAATGACACTTAAAACCTTTTTGTGCCAATCTTCCGAAATTTCCTCCTATATTAACTATAGTGTACAATTGGCACATAGTCATTAAAAAACTCTCAAATAATGATCTTGCATCTGCTCCTTCTTTATGAGGGTGAGATTTCTTTTTCAAATTTCCTGCTTTATCAGTATCTAATGAAATGTTCAATTCTGGAAATGCATTTTTAATATTCTTTTCAAAAGCAACATTATGCACTTTATACTCTTTAAACATTTTCCCTCCTTCTGTACCTTTATTTGTGGATTTGAATTGGACCTCTTCATTTGATTTTTTCGATGCATTATCTAATTCTGACTGTGCTAAGACATGTTCTTCCATTTGTTCTTCATCTAGTTTTGCGCCTTCACCATCTAAGTGCAATACAAAATCTTGATCTTTATTCTTAAATTGTTCAAATTTCTCTTCACGAACCAATTCTTTCTTTGTTTTTGTGGTGACCACTTCTTCTTCATCTAAATTGTCATTTTGATGATCTTCTTCATCTTTCAATGGGTATTGAACTCCCAACAATGATTCCATATTACGATTACCTGGATCATACTCAGGGTCCATTTCTAACAATTGATTTTTATGCCTAATCAAATCAGAAACACTAATAGACCCAGTATTTGACCTATTATTCGGGTGTGGTGGATTACTTTCTTTCTTGCCTGTTTGTTTTGATATTCTAACACAATCTTTATTAGGACACTGTTGTAAAAATTGTTCATGTTTATTAGATCTTGATTTACCTTTCAAATGATAGTGCACATACATAGTACCACACTCACATTCATGCATATGTAGCAAATTCCCTAAAATCTTAAAAGCATACCTATCATCTAATAATGTATAGATGTCTTCTGTATCACCCACTGTGTATGTGTTAAAAGTAATAGCTTCTCCTTTCCACCTTACAGTTTCTGTGACATCTAATTTTCTTAACTAATCTCCTCTATTTAAACGTAAATTATGCTTATTATAACGATAAAACTCACCTACGCCTAAATTACTTATATAACGATTTACTCGGCCATCAGCCTGATACGTTTTTAAAAAGATTTCCGACTCCTCAGGATATAAAAGTCGGTCCTCAACAAACGCGAGACAAAAGCT